TTGGTCGGTTGAGCCGTGCCAAACGTGTTTGGGCGGCTCCATTGATTCGTGGCGGCAACTTACCAAGTATTTGCAAGTGTCGCCGTTTGGCATCCACGCGCCCGCCGATTTCGCGGAATATCCCGAAATGTTTGACATTGCGCAAATAGGGTACACGAATACGATGAACTACGGGTTGAACCTTGAAATTTCGGTCGGTTGCGACCTTACGGATTTCATCATTTCCCAACGGGCGATCTTCGCGACGGTCATCCAAAAGCAAGTCGCGGCGAACGTGTTGCGTACTGTGGCGATGAATCCAGACGTCCGCGTGAACCGGAACCAAGTGAACACGACGCGGGACGAAATCCTGTACGAACTTGACGGCGCGCCCACGGGCCGGGCGTCCGGCTTGGGGTACGAACTGAAACAGGCGTACAAGGCGTTGTCTTTTGACACGCGCGGACTTGATCGCGTTTGTTTGCAATGCAACAACCACGGCGTAAAATACCGTACCGTTTAGTACGGACTAAACTTGTAAGTTAAATTTGCGAAAAAAGCCGAATTCGGGACTTTCTCGCCAAAAACGATAAATCCCTTATCTTTTCCGAGAAAGTCCCTAAAAACGGCCAAAAACGGCCTTTACGGGTTTATGGGCATTTTGAACGACTTGCGCACCCGCGTACAACTGACAAACGACGGAATCGTGTCCGGGACGTTCACGCGCGACGTGCTTGTCGGCCACGGGGACGACATATTGGACTTGCAACGCGAACAACTGTTTGAGGGCAAGGCGTCCAACGGCCAAGACATTCGCCCGTACTATTCCGAGGACTTGAAACCGGGCGGGTTTTTCCATTCGGTTGATTCGGCCGGACGATACGCCGATTGGAAATTGAACGGCATCAACTACTCGTACACGGCGCGAAACAGGAACCCGGATGCGCCGAACTTGTTTATCAACGGACGCTTTCACGACGAATTAGGCGTCCAATTCTTTGCGGATTCCGTGGGCGTCGTCCCGCTGACGCCCTACGCGACGGGGATCGTCGCAAAATACGGAATGAACACTTTCGGCCTTATGATGGAAAGATGGGCCGAGATATTCCAAAATCGCGGGGCATACAACGAACTAATGCAACGGATTAAATCAACGCTATATGTCTAACAACGCACCCGTCATTAAAAACCCCGTTATGCTTGACAGGGTAATCGGCCAAATACAAGACGGCCTTGTCGCGAAAATCCCGTGGTTGGACGTCGCCTTTGGTCGTTCCCAACGGCTTACGAAGATGATGAACGGGAAAAGGATCGTCACGCCGAACGTGTTTTGTGGCGGTTGGAACGGCCACGGCGAAAACGACTACATTGAGGTTTCCCCCGATTCGCAAATCGGGAATTTCTCGTTTTTTGAGATTGAAGACCCGCAAACGATAGACGCCGGGCCGTGGGCGCGGTCGTTCAACACGCCCTTTTCGCTTGTCGTGTGGTTTGACTTGACGCGGGTATACGGCGAAGCGTCAAACCGGAACACGGAATATTTGAAAGCGCAAATCCTGTATTTGCTGAACGGCCGGTACGGTTGGCATTTGGACAAGGGGCGCATTACTGTGAACAGGATTTACGAACGCGCCGAAAACATTTATCGCGGTTACAGTCTTTCGGAAATTGACAACCAATTTTTGATGCACCCTTACGGGGGTTTCCGCTTTGACGGCATCTTGGAATTTGACGAACTATGCATAACGGAATTATAATTTTCGCCTGTTGGGTTATGGCCGTATCGTTGTCGGCCGCTTTCGTGCTTGGTCTTGCGGTCAAGTGGAAAATCTTGGAATGGTTACAAGTCCACGCGCCAAACGATTTTTTCGGGAAACTTTTCAATTGCAAATTTTGTTGTAGTTGGTGGGTTTCCGTGCTGATTTCGCTAACTTTGTGCGTGGCCACGGGACAGGCTTTTTTGTTGCTCGTCCCATTTTGTTCAACTGTAATCGTCCGCGAACTTTGGTAATTATGCAAACGGTTAAAATAGGAAAACACACGGTGGAAATGTATGATGCGATTGACGAATTGCCGATCGCCCGTTTCCACAAATACCAAAAATTGTTGCTGATTGACGCGGGCGTCGGGGCCGACATTCCCGCGTTTGACCAACGGATGGAAAAGGCGCGCCGTTACCTTGCTGACGGAAAGATAGAGAAAGCGCAACAGGAATTGGAAAACCTACGGCAAGCCGTGTATCTAATCCAAAACGCGATCAGTCCGAAGCACAGGGCGTTCGCGGCGTTGGTCACGAAGATAGACGGACGGGAATGCACGGACATTTCCGACGTGGCTTTGTCCGAACTGTTGGAAACGCTGAACGATGCGCCCGAAAGCGAATTGACCGCCCGTTTGGATGCGGTCAAAAAAAAAATTGACGAAGAACTGAAACTATACTTTCCGACCCTGTTTGCGGATTCCGAAATCAAAGAGTATTACGACATACTGAAAAAGCGGACGTTGCTTTTGTTGCAAAACATCATTGACGGGTTGGAAACGCCGGACGCGACGCCGGAAATTGAGAAACTGACGACGGCGTTGATTACCTATTCAAACCCGAAGAATTTCGCCGGGTCGGAAAGCGTGGAAATTCAGTTTGACCGACAGTTTGAAAACCTTTGCTTGGTGTTGTCCGAACAGTTGCACGTCAAACCGAAAGAATACACGGTTTTGGAATTTTACAACGCGTTTGATTTCGTGCAAGAACGGGCAAGGCAAGCGGAAAGGGCGCAAAAACGGGCAAATAAGGCACGATAACGCAAAAGATATATAATTTATCATCCCGGAAAAGATAACGAGAAATTCGGGACTTTTTGAAAAAATAACTGTTATGGACAATCCGAATCCGATAGCATATTCTGATTTAATAAAGCCGGACGATTCAATAACCAATTTGATCGCCCAATTGGACGCGCTTATCAAGTCATACGACGCGGCCCGCGCGAAGATACAGGGAGCCGCGCAACAAGCGGCGCAAAGTATGTCCAATTTGTCCGGAGCGACCGAGGAACAACGGCAATCCATCGCGTCCTTGTCGGCCGAGTCCGAAAAGTTGGCCGCGCATTACGCGAAATACAACAAAGAGGAACGCGACGCGTACAGGCAAAAACAATCGGTCATACAGGCGACGAAGGAGCAACAACGGATTGACAAATTGTTGGTGGAAATCAACAATTCCAAAGAGGGTTCCTATAAACGCCTTTCGGCTCAATACCGCCTTAACAAGATTCGGTTGAACGAAATGACCGCCGAGGAACGCCGGACGGTTGGCGTCGGCAAGGAATTGGAAACCGAAACGCGGTTGATTTACGAAGAAATGTCCCGCTTACAACAGGCGACCGGAAAATACACGCTTGAAGTGGGCCATTATCAAAATGCGTTGAAAGGATTGCCCGGCCCTATCGGTCAAGTCGTTTCATCGTTGTCCAATATGCGCACGAACTTGCAAAACATCGGGTCGTCCGGCTTGCCGTTGGGCGCAAAGGCGTTGCAAGGCTTTTCCACAGTAATGACGGGGACAATCGGAATCATAATGACGTTTGTTCGCTATCTTACCGGGGCGGCGAAGACGATGCGCGAATTTGAGCAAGCGAACGTCAACTTGTCCACGATCTTGGGAACGACTGTTGACGGGATGAAAGCGTTGACCGATTCCGCGCTTTCGTTGGGACGCACGACTGAATACACGGCGCGAGAGGTTACGCAATTGCAAACCGAATTGGCAAAGTTGGGTTTCGGACAGGGTTCCATTATCGCGATGCAAAAACCAATCTTGCAATTCGCGACGGCCGTGGGCGCGAACCTTGCGGACGCGGCAAGCGTCGCCGGTTCCGCTTTGCGGGCGTTCAACTTGACAAGCGCGGACACGGACGACGTGTTGGCCACGCTTGCGGTTGCCACGAACAAGTCGGCCTTGTCCTTTGACCGGATTCAGCAATCAATCGGCACGGTCTTCCCTGTTGCCAACGCTTTCGGAATCTCGTTGAAAGATACGACCGCCCTTTTGGGCGCGTTGGCGAATGCCGGGTTTGATGCGTCAAGCGCGGCGACCGCGACACGAAACATCATCCTAAAATTGGCCGATTCAAACGGCAAATTGGCACAGTCCATCGGGGGGCCTGTAAAGTCTTTTGACGACATTATAAACGGCCTTATCAAGTTGAGAAAGGCGGGGACGGACTTGAACGACGCGTTGGAACTGACCGACCGCCGGAGCGTCGCGGCGTTTTCCGCTTTGTTGTCCGGCGCGGAATCCGCAAAGGAACTGCGGGTTTCCCTTGAAGACGTTTCGGGCGAATTGGAACGGATTGAAAAGGAACGCTTGAATACCGTTGAGGGACAAACGAAATTGCTCAAATCCGCGTGGGAGGGTCTTACGTTGGCGTTCCAACAATCCAACGGCGTTATTAAAGACTTGATCGTCAGTTTGACGGACTTAATCCAAAAGACCCAACAAGCGTTATTCCCCAACCAAACATTCATTTCGCAAAGCGCGGACAAGTATACGGAACAATTCCAAGAATATTATAAGACCTACGGCGCGGAAGCGGCCAAGTCGTATATCGGGGCGTTGTTGGAATCCTACGAAAAGCAAGCGGAAAGCGCGGAATACCAAGCGCGCCGGGACGGCGTTTTAAATAAGTTGCTTGGATTCGGCAAGACGCAAACGTTGGCAAAGGCCGCGACCAACACCGCGACGGCGGCGCGACAAGCGGCTAACGTCGTGTTCTCGCAGATTGACAACGACACGGCCGAACGGGAAAGACAGTTGGCCATTGAAGCGGAAAAGGCCGAAAACGAAGCGAAGCAAAAGAGAGATAAATTAACACAGGAACAAAAGAAAGCGGCCGAAGCGGCGCGGAAACAAAGGATCGCCGACCGCCGGGCGGTCATTGAATCCATTGACTTGGAAATATCCATCACGGAAGCCGGGACGGACAAGATGCTGAAATTGCGCCAAGACAAGATTGAAGCGCAACGCCAACTTGAATTGGAGCAAAACCGCCAAAAGGTCGCGTCGGAACGACAGGACGAAGCGGCGATTAACGCCAAGTTTGACAAGCAACAGTTGGACGCCGTCAAGGCTTTCAACAACGAGGTTTCCAAACTTGCCGTACAACGGTTGCAAGCCGAGCAACAGGCGATCCAATTGGAAATCGCTATTACCGAGGACGGAACGGAACAAATGTTGGCCTTGCGGTTGGCCAACATTGAGAAGCAACGCGAAATTGAGATTGAGCAGAACAAGCAAAAGGACGAAAAGGTTCGCCAAAGCGAACAGGCGATCAACGCGAAATACGACGCGATGCGCTTAAAGGAAACGGCCGATTTCAACCAAAAGTTGGCCGAACGGGATTTGAAAGCATCGCAAGATTTGGCACAAGCGGAATTTGACTTGTTGGACAGGAACGAAAGACAAAAGACCGTGT